AAGATGGTACTTGGTTTGAAGGTGGTTATAAAGAAGCAAAAGAAAGAGGTGAGATATATAAATTTGATTCAAAAGAAGAGTTAATTAATTTTGCTAGAAAAGGAGATTGGAAAGAAAAAGGTGGATTTAAAAAATATCCAGGAGGAGGATGGAAAGCGCCAGATGAAATATTTCCTGGAGCACCCCCAGAATTTGTTGTTAGTTGGGGAAATCAAAGTATGGATCCTAATAAACAAAGTGGAGATAAATTTAGTTGGGGATTAAGTTCTGGCACATGGAAATATTTAGGAAATGAAGCTTATAAATGGGGAACAGGAGCTGTTAGAAAATGGGGTGAAGAGATAGAAAATTTTGGACAAACAGCATTAACGGAAGGAAAAGAATGGGTTGGAGATAAATTAGGATCTTTAGGAGATATAATAGGGCTTGAAGAGGGAGGATTTAAATATGGAGATGGAGGTAAGAGGAAATATCATGAAGGAGGTCCTAATGAAGGTCCTCATCCAGAACATCATATAGGGACAAATGATAATATATCAACAACTTTAGAAATACAAACTGCTATAGGAACTACTCCTGATGGAGATTGGGGAGATAATACTACCAAAAAAATGTTAGCATATTCTAATAAAAATCTTAATAATCTTGAAGTTTATAATAAGGATTGGAAAACAGAGCATATAAGATGTTCAGGAAGGAGTTGTTCTGAAATGACTACTAATATGATGCAATTACTATATCCTCATTTAAGTCAGGATGATTTAGTTGCTGATGATAGTTGGTATAGAAGAAGTCATTTATTAGGAGATGGTGGACAAGATATATGGAGTCAAAGGACAGACGTGGAGTGGAATAATATGGCAAGTATACCTCCTGTGGAAACATGGAAAAATTTACAAATAGGGGATATAGTTCATTTAAATGCTGGGG